CTATAACCGATTGAACTCTAATAAGCAACTTCGCGAAGCCATGCAGTACGAAGGCGACATGATGAAGCACTGTATCGCCGGCGATCAGTACTGCGATAAAGCTATCAGCGGCGATCGCACATACTACTCTCTGCGCGACTCTAAAGGTGAGCCTCATGCAACTATTGAGGTTAGCAAGGGCAAAATACCTTATGCGTCGCCAGGGATTACAGGGCAGCGCTATGACGACTTAGTAAAGGAATACAACGACGCCGCGCGAGCAGGGTTGATTGACCCTGACCGAATTGATGTTGACACTTACTTTTGGAATAAAAACAACGATGGCCCTCCACCAGACACCATCCTCCAAATTAAAGGCAAGCTTAACAAAAAGCCTGTTGAGAAATACATACCTTACGTACAAGACTTTGTCAAGTCAGGTAAGTGGGGTGAGGTAGGTGATTTAAATAATACAGGATTGGTTGACATTGGTAAAACGCCTAAACGTGTTGAAGCTTTAGGCAGCCGCTATGTTACAGACACGGAATTGTCAAACTACCTTGACAGCTTTCCTAATAAGCAGTCGCCTGAAGGCTTCGCTGAAGGCGGTGTTGTAAATACAAGCTCTGAGTATAATCCAACTAAAATTCAATCTTTAGTTGATTCTTTGTACGAGGAAATGAATGGCTGATAACCTGCTAAACTTGTCTGAAGACGACCAATCCGATGCATTCTTAACTTTGCCTGAAGACGATTCAGAAGTCGAAGACACAGAAGATGGCGGAGCAATTCTTCGTGAAAAAAATGATGCAGACAACGCCGAAAAGCTTGAGCACTTTGCCAACATCGTTGATGAAGTAGACAAGTCCGAGCTAGAAAGCGCTGTCACTGAGCTGCTTGACAAACTAAGCAAAGACAAAGAAGCCCGGGAGAAGCGTGACAAGCTTTATGAAGAAGGCTTGCGCCGTACAGGTTTAGGCGATGACGCACCAGGCGGAGCTCAGTTCAGCGGCGCAAACAAAGTTGTGCACCCCATGCTGGTTGAGGCTTGCGTAGACTTCTCAGCCAGGTTTATGAAGGAGATCTTTCCTCCTAACGGGCCGGTTAAAAGCAAAATCATCGGCAACAGAGACAAAGAGAAAGTTGAAAAAGCTGAGCGTAAAGCCGACTTTATGAATTGGCAGACAACCGAGCAGATGCCTGAATTTAGAGGCGAGCTTGAACAGTTGAGCACTCAGCTGCCATTAGGCGGTGCGCAGTATCTCAAGCTCATGTGGAACCCTCAGCACAAACGCCCGATGGCTGAGTTTGTTCCAATCGATGACGTATACTTGCCTTTTGCCGCAACTAATTTCTATTCGGCTGAACGTAAAACCCATGTGCAGTATATCACCGCAATGGAATACAAGAAGCGAGTTCTTGCAGAGATGTATCGCGACGTCGACTTAGGCTCTCCAGGCCAAGTCGAATTTAGCAAGGCTTCAGTTGCCAATGACAAAATTGAAGGCCGTACGGATACAGCGTACAACGAAGACGGTTTGCGCACTATATTTGAGGTCTACACCTATATAGACTTTGGAGACGGCATTGCTCCTTACATTCTCAGCATTGACAAGTCTAGCAGGGAAGCTTTGTCTTTGTATCGCAACTGGGACTTAGAAGATACTACACACAAAGAACTTGACTGGATTGTTGAGTTTCCATTTGTGCCTTGGCGAGGTGCTTATCCAATCGGTTTGACACATATGATTGGTGGCCTCAGTGGAGCTGCCACAGGCGCGTTGCGTGCACTGCTTGATTCAGCACACATACAGAACGTTCCAACTCTTCTAAAGCTTAAAGGCGGGCCTAACGGTCAAACAATTAATGTGCAGCCAACCGAAGTGGTTGAAATGGAAGGCGGCGCGCTTATTGACGACGTGCGCAAACTTGCCATGCCTCTGCCGTTTAACGGTCCATCGCCAACGCTGTTTCAACTACTCGGCTTCTTGGTAGATGCAGGCAAAGGCGTTGTGCAAACGTCTTTTGAAAAGCTTGCAGATCAAAACCCAAATGCTCCTGTAGGTACTACGCTTGCTTTGATTGAGCAAGGCATGGTTGTGTTCAGCTCGATTCATTCGAGACTGCACAACTCAATGGCCAAGTGCTTTAAGATTCTTCACAGAATAAATAGCGCTTACCTGACTGAAGAAGATATTAAAGCTCAAGGCGCAGGCATAGAAGTCCACCCTGAAGACTTTGACGGCCCGCTAGATGTTATACCTGTCAGCGACCCTGCAATCTTCAGTGAAACACAGCGCTTTGCTCAGGTGCAAGCTATTCAGCAACGCGCTGCAATGCTTCCGCAAATGTATGATGCGCGCAAGGTTGAAGAACTATTTCTGCGCAACTTAAAGCTACTTGCTGACGATGTACTGCAACCAATACCTGGCTCAGATGACATTGACCCTGTAAGTGAAAACGTTGCAGCAACAATGAACAGGCCGGTGTATGTGTTACCGCAGCAAGACCACATTGCGCATTTAAAAACACATTTATCTTTTCTCAAGTCTCCATTGTTTGGCCAAAACCCAACAATCATCAAAACTTATCTTTACCCAATGGCTACGCACTTGCGTGATCATTTGCTTAATTTCTATTTAAAAGAATCGCACGAAGCTGTTGACAAAGCTCAGCGTCAAAATCTGATTGAGGATAATGCTGACCAGCAAGTGCAAGTAATATTGCAAGTTCAACGTATCATCGAACAGCAGCTGAGCGGCTTTGCACAAGAACTTGCACAAATTGATGAGCAGGCACAACAATTTGCTCCTCAGCCTCCACCAATGCCTCAAGACCAGTCTATGGAGATTGCTAAGCTTGGAGCACAAGTGCAGCAAGGCATTGCATCGCAGCGCAATCAAATTGACCAAGCCCGCTTGCAAATTGACGCACAAAAACTTCAATCTTCTCAGCAAGAATCTGCTCAGAAAGTTTCTGCGGACAATCAACGCGAACAGCTTCGTCAATTGGCCGAAAGCCAGCGCTTGAACGACGAGCTTAGTGCACGTATATACATGAATGATTCGGACAATCAAACGGCGATGCGCTTGGCTGCAGCTGAGATTGCTAGTGGAGATAAAGTTGCAGTTAGCACAGGCACAGGTATTAACCCAGGCCCATAAATTTTTAATATAGGAGAAATGCAATGTCTGATAAACCCGGAACCGGCACAGTGCCAATGAACTCAGGTGCTGTAAAGCAAAAACACCGCCTTGCTGCAGGCTTGCCTGTAGATGGCAAGACTTTGCCTCCAGCTCCTGCGCAAGGTCCTAAAACTCCTTGCTAAACAAATGAACATTGAAACCGCACTGCTTAATCGACTTAAAAGCGGTCAGGCCGACTATGCGCTGTTATCTTTAAAACACCCTTCCGCTAAAAGTGAATTTGAATATGGGTTCCGTAGCGGTACAGTAGCTGGGCTTGAACAAGCCATAAATTTGCTGCTTCAATTGGTGGGTGAAGAGCGCAACGGTGAAAAAGATTTAGACCGTACTTTGTGACGGTCGGAGTGGCTGAAGCCGCTGTGTGAGAGTTTTACAACAACTGCTGAAAGGAGCAGACTATGAGCGATGCGCTGAATGAGGCGTTTCCAATTGCCGAGCCAGGGATTATGCCCTTCGGTAGCCGGGTGCTAGTGCAAATACGCAGCCCGAAAACTAAAACCGCTTCTGGTATCATTCTTGATAACGGCTCGCGGGACACTGAGAAATGGAATACTCAGGTCGCAAAGGTGGTCTCTTTAGGCCCCGTTGCTTTTAAAAACCGTTCCACACTTGATGCATGGCCTGAAGGAAACTGGTGCAAGCCAGGTGACTACGTGCGCGTGGCTAAGTATGGCGGTGACCGTTGGGAAGTTTCTATGGACAACGGCGAGTCTGCGTTGTTTGTTATTTTTAACGACTTGGATATTATCGGCGCCGTGCAAGGCGATCCGCTAGCTATCCGTGCATTCATCTGAAAGGAGATGAGATATGGCTACAACAATGGTTGAAGACGACGAAAATCCAACAGGCAAGCCTGAAGATTTAGAGCCTGTAATTACTGAAGAAATTGTCGAGTCTAGTGAAGACGACGATCGACTTAGTTCAGGCGATGAAGAGCCTGAAGCCGAAAGCGGCAATGACGCCGAGCGTGAAGCAATTCGTGGACGCCGTCGGCTTGAGAAAGTTGAGCGCAAAGACCGTCGCGACAAAGCAATTGGCCGTGACAAACTTGAACTGGACTTTTTGCGTAAACGCAATGACGAACTTGAGCGTCGTGTTTCCGTTCAAGAAGTTCGTTCACACCAGGTTGACCTAAGCAATTTTGATTCACACATTGCGCAAGCCCGCAATGAAGTTGAGATGGCTGAACGGGTAATTGCCAAAGCTGTTGATGCTGGAAACGGCGCTGACGTTGCTCAAGCAATGAAGTATCGTGATCAGTCTATTCAACGCACACAGCAATTAGAATTTGCCAAGCAAAATGCAGCTCGGCAGGCACCTGCGCAAAAACCGGCTGATGGCATGAGTGATTTAACTTTGCATTACGCAAAGGAATTTCTTAAAGACAACAGCTGGTACGATCCTCAAGGCAGAGATGAAGACTCAGCAATTGTTTTGGCAATTGATCAAACACTTGTGCGAGACGGGTTTGCTCCTGATTCTGAAGATTATTGGGATGAACTTCGCACTCGTACTGCGCGCCGTTTGCCTGAGAAATTTAAACCTGTCAAATCGGATAGAACACCACGTGGCGGACCGGCCGTAGGTTCTGGCCGTGAGCATGCACCTGCTTCTACTCGCAGTGAAATATATATTAGTCCGGATCGCAAACAAGCTTTGGTCGATGCTGGTGTTTGGGACGATCCAATATTGCGCATGAAATATGCAAAACGTTATGCAGAATATGACCGCAACAACAAAGCTTAAAATTTTTAATACACAAACTTGTAAAATTGTGCATATAATCCAACCAATCGCTGAAAGGAGCGAATAATGTCCGACGAACGCCTTAGAAAAACCGCTGGATCTGAGAACCGCGAAAGCCGTGCGATGCAAGATCGCGCTGTTGTTGAAAAACGTGAGATCTCTGACGATGAGCGGGTAGAAATGTTCCGTCAACAGTTTTTTCAGTCCTCTTTACCGGACTTGCCGAATATCCCTGGCTGGCATGCGTGCTGGCTAACCACGACTAACCCTCGTGACTCGATTCATGTTCGTATGCGATTAGGCTACGAGGCGATTAAGCCGGAAGATATTCCAGGCTGGGAATACGCCACCCTTAAAACGGGAGATTGGACCGGTTTCATTGGGGTTAATGAGATGCTTGCTTTTAAGCTGCCCATGAGCTTGTATGAGAAATACATGCAAGAAGCGCATCATGATGCTCCACTTCGTGAAGAAGAGAAGTTGACTGATACGGCTGAGTTTATGGAGCAACAAGCACGTGCATCTAAAACTCGTGTTGATGTGGGTGACGGAAACCGGGAAATTGGTCAAAACAGGTCTTCTCGTTTTGAGTTGACCTAAACGGTACTTTTTTAAACCCCTCAAGGAGTCACGCACATGTCATCGACTAGCGCACCTTTTGGCTTTCGTGCATCTTTCCACAACAGTGGTCAGATGCGCCCAAAAGCCTATGCAATCACTTCTGCTTACGCAGTTAACATCTTCGGCGGCGATCCTGTAAAGCTTGCCGCTGACGGTACAGCGCAACTGGGTACCAGCGACGGTACTAGGTCAGGTACAACTGACGGCATCCGACTACTCGGCATCTTCATGGGCTGCCAGTACAACGACGTCAGCGGCAAACCTACAATCAGCCCTTTTTGGCCGTCAGGCACAACTGGCACTGACATCGTTGCTTGGGTTCTTGACGATCCAGAGACCTTGTTTGAAGTCCAGTATGCAAACCCAGGCACCCCTGGCTCTACGAGCATGCAAACGGCTGTAGGCGAAGAGGCTGACTTTACGGTTGCTTCTCCAGGCGGTTCTACACGGACCGGCTTGTCCACCTCGCAGTTGACTGTTTTGCAAGCCACTTCTGGTCAATTCCAGATTACTGGTTTTTCAGGCAATGTCAACGATTCCATCACAGACGCGTTCGCTGTAGTGACTGTTCGTATCAACGAACATCAGTACAAAGCATCTGTTAACTCAGTCGGCTAAGGAGTAGATAGCTATGGCAACCCCAATGCGCAGTACGGATTTTCGCTCCGTTGTTGAACCCATCCTGAACGAAGTCTTTGACGGAGTTTATGATCAACGTGCCGACGAATGGAAGATGGTCTTCCGTGAGCAAAAAGGCATTCCACGTAACTACCACGAAGAGCCTGTTTTGTACGGCTTCGGTGCCGCTCCTGAATTGCCAGACGGCATGGCAGTGACGTATCAGTCCGGTGGCGTTTTGTTTCTACAGCGTTACCTGTACAAAGTGTATGGCCTTGCTTTTGCCTTGACGAAAGTCTTGGTCGAAGACGGCGATCACATTCGTATCGGTCAAACCTATGCCAAGCATTTGGCACAGTCGCTGATTGAGACTAAAGAAACTTTGGCGGCTAACATCCTGAATCGTGCCTTCAACGGTGCGTATGTCGGCGGTGACGGCGTATCCCTGGTTTCTGCGTCACACCCAATCGTCAATGGTACGTTCAGTAATCAGCTCAGCACATCTGCGGCTTTGTCGCAGACTTCGCTTGAGCAGATTCTGATCCAAATCCGCAATGCTGTTGACAACAACGGTAAGCGTATTCGTTTGACGCCTAAGAAGATCGTTGCCGGTCCTAGCAATGTGTTCCAATCCGAAGTGCTGCTTAAATCAGTACTGCGTACAGGCACAGCCGATAACGACATCAACCCTGTGAAGTCGATGGGTCTGTTGGCCGATGGTCAAGCTAACCTTTCGCGTATCACTTCGACCACGGCTTGGTGGGTTCAGACCGATGCTCCTGAAGGTCTGAAGTTGATGATGCGCCGTGGATTGGAAAAATCCATGGAAGGCGACTTTGAAACCGACAGCATGCGGTACAAAGCAACAGAGCGCTACACCCTGGGCTGGACTGACCCACGCGGCGTGTTCGGTACTGCTGGCGTTTAAAAGATGTCAAATGAAGCCTCTAGCTCAAAAGGCTGGGGGCTTTTTTGGACACCTTAAAATCTTTACGCGCAGCAGACGGTCCGTCCTGGCCGACGACATGCAGACGGCTGCGCACAACTTGCATGTAAGGAAACATCATGGCATCAACGACCTTCTCCGGCCCAGTCACATCAAACAATGGTTTTATCGGTTCCACAACCGGCATTGAAATTGCTACGATTCAATCTTTGACAGGCGCAGGCGCTGTTAATGTAACCACAGCAACTACTGTTTTGACAAGCACCGGCGCTGCACAAGCTTTGACTCTAGCAAATGGTGTTGTTGGTCAAATCAAACGTGTTATTCACGCTGTTGACGGCGGTTCTTCAGTTTTGAACCCAACTACAAAAGTTGGTTTTAGCACCATTACATTTACCAATGTCGGCGAGTCTGCAACGCTGCAATTTACTT